CTTTTTCCAATTCGTCTATTTGATCTTCTGTCAGTCCTACCCATTCTTTTTGTTTAGAAACCAATGGAGGTTCTAGAATGTAATCAATTAAGTATTGTCGTTTCTTTACAATACGTTCAAATTCTTCATCTTCTTCAGTCATTGGTTTCCCTCCGTTGTAATGTCTTCTGTTCTGTGTCGTGTACAAGCCTTACCGCAATTCTCATCCCAGTTCTTCTGCGTTGTTACCTTGTCACCGCATTTTGTGATGTAGTGATACTCCCTGTCATAAAACCTATATACCTTACAGTTATCAAATGTTTGTATAACTTGCATGGCGTGGTCTTTTGCAATCGCCTCATTGCTTGGGACAAAACCTAACCACAACCCATATACCATAGCCCATGCTAGAAAACACATAACGATGACAACAAGTATTGAGTAAATTATTTCTTCGATTCTTAAGCTCATGTGTTCTTCTCCTTCAGCTTGGCTTCAATTGCCATACCCACATCAAAAATGTTTACGCTTCCTCTAACACCGCCTTTCGGGTCAACAACTTTAAGGTTGCAACATTCCTCAAAACACTCATGAATCTCATCTTCAGTCAGTCCTACCCATTCACGCTTAGGCAAGTCATACTTGCGAGATACATAAACCATCTTGTCGTGGTCTGTTGGGTGTGGTTTAAGTGGCATTGTTCTTTTCCTTCAGCTTGGCTTCAATGGCTTGACATAGTTCGTATGACATTCCAAATGGCAACACCCCGCATTGAATAAGTTCCGCTTGTGTTAATCCAACCCATTCACGCTCAGGCTTTTCCATTTGAACAATCAATGAGGATTCTTTAATCATCTGCCCCTTGAGCAATCGGTCAACATCATCCTTGTTGAGATACAAGTTGTCGTACCCTGCGTTGAAAGTTCGTGTTAGTCTCATGTGTTCTTCTCCTTTAGCTTGGCTTCTGCCCATTCAACAGCAAGTTCCCAAACCACTGCGTCATTTGACAAAGGTGGTTTGCTTGCTTCAATTTCCTCATCCGTCAGTCCTACCCATGTGCGTTGTGGTGGGGTGGTGTAAACAGGAATGGTGTATTCTTCTTTTGCGCCAGCTTCCACCTCCATAAACAAAGAAGTCTTACAAGCACCGTGTCTGTTCATCCACGCCACAGGCTCATCTTTTGTTTCTAGTTGTTCTTTATAAGTAGATTTAGATGCCATGTTTTGCACATCAATAACAAGACGTAGTGCAGTAATGGCTTTGTCGTAACGATTACATTGCGCTTCATCTTTCAATGGCAAATAAGGTATAAAACCTTCCAACGCATCAAGCGCCAGTTTCAATACTTCGTCAGTCATCCTTGTCCTCCATTTCTTTCAACATATGATTCAACGCCATCATCTGTTTACTTTTTTCCATGCGTTGGGCGTGGAGAAAGTTCATTGCCTCGTTTAAGGCTTGAGTTGCCCCATACAGTTCAATGATTTCTTCTTTGATTTCTTCTTTAGTTTTCATTCTTTTCCCTTTCACGTTTATCTACATAACCACACCAACATTTTTGTTTTGGCAATAGGATTTTTGGTTGTGCTTTAGGTAATCTGATTGTGCAATCAGGGCAAGGCATACCAAATTTTTGTTTGCGTTCTTTTTTGTATGCTTTCCATTCATTACATATTTCAGCCATATCACCCATTACTTTGCCCCCTTGCTCTGATTTCTTGTGACAAATGTCTTGCCTCGTTTATGTGTTCTTGCGCCCATACATCAGTTGCATATTGGTAAGCAGTTGTTCTGTCATCACAAATCTTTGCACACGCCTCACGCTCATGCTCTGCTACCAATTTGGCAAACTCAACTACATCTGGAATCCATTTTTCATTTTCATAGTATTGACTATCAATGATTCCAAGTAAATCAGTTTGCTTCACCATTTCTATGATTTCTTCTTTAGTCATTCTTGTCCTCCATCTCTTTCAACATATGATTCAAGGCAAACATCTTCTTCGTAGTTTCCATTTGCTGCTTGTGCAGTTGATTCATTGCCTCGCTCAATGCTTGGTTTGCACCATACAGTTCAATTATTTCTTCTTTAATTTCTTCTTTGGTTTTCATTCTTGTCCCCTTGTTAACTTTTGCAACAAGTTCCTTTGGTTAATTTTTATATCAGCTCTAAGTTCAGCCGTTGCTTTTTCTGCTACCAGTTTGGCAAATTTCTCAAGATACTCAAGCCCAATGATTGGCATCCAGTTCACATCAGTTGCCAAATGAAGACCTGACTTGTGCGCCATCTCTATGATTTCTTCAGTATCCATTTTTCTCCTTCAGCTTGGCTTGAATCTCTTGAGCAAAGGATAATAGTCTAGGGTTATACGCATAAAACTTACCCAGTATCTCTTGTATTTCTTCTTCCGTCAGTCCTACCCATTGCTTTTTGCAAAAACCACCATAGTTAGAACATAACTCACTGCGTTCTTCTTCATTCATTCTTGTCTCCTTTTTCGGATTGCGGCAGAAACTGATTCCCAAGTTGGATCAATTTCATCTGCCAACTTTGCACACGCCTCACGTTCTTTTTCTGCTACCAATTTGGCAAATGCTTCAAGTGATTCAAAATAAATGCCATCAAGATGTGGGCGCATTCCTATTAAATTGCATTCTTTTGCCATCTCTATGATTTCTTCGTTAGTCATTCTTGTCCCCTTGCTTTATGTTTTGCCAAGTATGACTCAATGACTTGTCCCATCGTCTCAATGGTGTTGTTGTACTCGACAAGTTGAAGCGCTTGCTCTTGGAGTTTCTCATCTTGCACAGCCAGTATCTTGCGCATCTCGTATATCTCGGACTTCATCATGTCGTGTTCGATTTCTTTGTCAGTTGCGACAGGCTCTTCGAACGTATACTCTTTTTTGCTTTTTGTAACCGCGTCTTCTATGGCGGACACAATGCCGTACTTGAGCAAGAACTCGTTGGCTTCTGCGTCGGTGTCGACAATGACTGTGGCCGAGCCGTCATCGTTTTGTTTGATGTATGTGACTTCGATTTTCATTTCATTTCGCCTTTACCATAAAGTTATACAAATCTTGCAACTCATAAATCCAATCTTGCAACCCATCAAGCTGCACCATGCGGTCAGCCACCAAGAACTGTTTGTTGATCTTTACCTCACCCGCATCGCCGTTCCACACCAAGTCCAACATCACCGCAGGGTATCTAGTATCGGGTAGGGGCGCGGCAATGTTTTGGGTGGGTTGATGAGGTTGATGAGGTTGATGAGCTTGATGATGTTGACTCTGTTGCTTGGGTTGAATGGGGGCATTCGATAGCTTTGTGATTGTTGCCTTGCTCTTGGCCTTTTTCTTGGCGGGTCTGCGCGTTTTGACGGGCGTGTACGCGGGTATCAGGGCTTCCAGCTTGCCGTCTTCCCTACGCCCTATCATGCCTTGCTTGAGCATCTGATATGTCAGCGAAGAGACCGAAGATTCCTTGTAACCTTTCTTGGTCATTTCCTTGGTGATGTCGTTGACTGTGCACCCTTTGCTGTGCAAGATGTAGTTGAACGTCTCGCGAGAGACATTGTTGGTTGGCTCGAATAAATTCTTTTTAGTTTCCATTTGTTTTTCCTCTGTGATTTCAGGTTGGGGTTCCCATTGTGTGAGCGCTTGGGAGAGCGCGGTTTGCAGATCAGCCATGTATTGTTCCTCCTCTTACGACTGTCCAGACTAGCAAAAAGAATAGCACCCCTATGATGGTGGCAATGTAGATGAGCGCATCGCGCACGAACTTATCTTCCCACGGCTCAATGCCAAGCAACATGGCTTGGATCAGCTCATCATGGGCATCCATCTGCGGGGGTTTGGGGGTGTGGGTCAGGCCAATCTTGACCTTGCCTGTGTCGTAGGGGATGTTCCTACGTTGTGTTCTTTTGTTTTCAATCAGTTGTATTTCCATTTGGTTTCTCTCAGTTTTTTATGAATGTTACTATAAATTAAGATTATGTCAAGTGTTTGACTCTTCTTGGGTTTTGCTTATTATCTTTGCCCATTTGTTGATCTCCTTGTCATCCATTCGAGACAGGATGTCGTTGCACAATTCATGAACAGGACTCTGCAACATGATGTCGTACATTTCATTGAGTACGGCGATGCCGTATCGGCGTTTAATTTCTTCGGGGCTCATGCTGTTTCCTTTAATGCAAATTTAAGAACGTGAAAGAAGTTATCATTTTCCCTATCGTATGTGCCATTAACATAATAGGCCGTGATGAAGAACGTATCCCCATCGCTGTAAAAATTGATGTCATAGTACTGGCCATCTACCTCGACCGCATCCCACTCATCAAAGTCTGTGTACTCCCCATCGGGGCAGTAGTGCATGGGTACAAGACTAATCCTGCGCTTGATCAACTCTTTAATAATCTTCTGTTTCAGTTCCATCTTCAATCTCCCAAGTTCTGTAATTAAATTCCTCGATCAAACCCGCATCATCCATCTTGTTGTAGCCTATGCCATCCTCCAAGATAAACTGAAGATAGTCGATGTCGTTACTCCTCATTGCGTCTCGAACGGTCTCGATGTCATCCTCGACCAAACGCTTTATCATTGCTTTTCTATCCATTTACTTTCTCCTTTTAAAAAACTCGGGGTCACCATGACCCCCAGTCACACTTACACAACCATATACGCGCTGTCGAACAGCGATGCCAACACTTGAGACGGATCGGCCGACCACGAATCGTGGAGCGCATCTTGTAACACATCCACAGTCAGTCGGCGCTTGTCGATGAACTTCACCGCCGTGGTCACCGCCTCGGGGTACACGCTCTCAGCCATCATCTCGATCAGCCACTCGGGGTAACCCTCGATGGCATCCGTAATCGCATCTTGCAAGTCAAGCGAACTGATGTCCTCATCCCAACGCATATAGTCCTGATACGCTGAGTTGTGATTGTTGGCTTTGCCGTAGCTTGCCCACCCGCCGTAGTACACACCCGATGTGTAGTCATCCCATTTGCTTTCCTTGACCGATGGGTCACGCGTCGTGGGCAAAGAGTCCCAGTCAATCTTCACGACTTGCTCGGCAAGCGTCTCAAAGTGCACGATGTCAAGACACTCATTGAGTGTGTGCTCCGAGAAATAACCTACGCTCACATTGGTGCACTCGGGGATGATGTCGGTGAACTCCGCAGTATCGGTGTACACGCCGGTGTCGTCAGTTGCGTACATCAAGCGGTCATCCTCATTGAGCGCCTGAGCAAGTGCCGTCCCAAACTCATCGGAGCAACACCGACCATAGCCCTGATGCGTGATCACGCTATCGATGTTCTTTCTGTCGAACGCAATGGCACGATCAAACTCACCGAGCAAGTCTTGGAAGTTGTCGGCCACGAACTTAGCACCGATACCCCCGCACTCCTCGCCCTGAGTAAAGATGTAGTAAGCGGGAACACCCGAGTCGATCAAGTGCATGAGCATGGCAACCCCCGCCCCATCATCCGCGCCCAGTTGCGCGCCGTCTGCGTGCCAGTAGGTTGGGGTCTTCTTGATCTTGTTGATGCCCTCGTCTTTGTGCACAGTATCCACGTGCGCTACGAACAGCGTGCGGTTCGAATCATTGACGCGAGTGTCGATGTGTAGGTTGTTGCATCCATCGAGGAACGCTCGCTCGCACACGTCAGGCGGTAGCATCTCGGCAAGCCACAGCGTGAAGTCCTCATTGGTTGAGGAGTTGTGTGGGCGCTTCAAAGATAGCGCGTGGTTCAGGGTTTGCATTAGTACATTCATTCTGATTCTCCTTTGGTTGTTTCGTTTGTCTCGGGCGCACAGTCGGGGTGAAATAACGCACCATCGATATCTACATAATTAGTCTCATTGGTGTAGTACTTATCGGTGTGGGTACACATCCAACAGTTATCGCGCAACTCATATTGCTCGGTGTCCTCGGCGTAGCAGATGCGGTCGTCATCATCGGGGTAATGCTCGGACTCGCTCTCGATGTAGACTACATCATCAAGATGGCGGTGCTCGCCGTCCACGTCACACACGATGTCGTTGTCAGACAGATAGTCCTCGTCATAGTACTCGCCGTTAACCTCGACCGAGTAACGATCCCTGATGTAGTATTGATTGCCTCTGCGTCCTGTGACATAGATATAGTCGTTGTTGCAACAACTCATGCAGATGTGGGTGTCCTCGCTGTAACCGACCCAGTAGCCGTCGCCATCATCGAACCCGTCCCCGCAGTCCTCGCAGGTGTACTCGTACTGGCTACGCTCGTTGGCATACCCGTTCGTGCTCTCCATGCGGTACTCGCCATCACCATCACAGATCGTGAACGTCATTCGGTCTGCGCTGTACTTGCAGTCACGATCATGACCATCAATGTATGGCCCGATAACATTGCCCTTGTTCTCGATGGCCTTGATCTTGGCGCCATCCCATCCGCTCACCTTGGCGATGCCCTGATTCTGCATCCACGCCTCAAGTTGCGTGTCGCTGTGCGAGTACCCGCCGTTCGGGTCTTTGTTGTACGAACGCACGAACTTCTTGTTGCCATCCGCATCGGTGTAGATCAAAGCACGCGCCTTGGTATCGTCCCCTTCCTCACGCACCGCCATCGACCACCCAAGCGCGGGGTCATAGACCTCATAGGGATGCGTGTTCCAGTTGCTTTCTTTCATACATGAGTGTGGCCCGCGCATCAGGTGATGCAGCATCTCGGCCATCGTGTGCACGATCTTGACCCCAGTCACCACATGGAGCGCGGTGATGTCTCTGATCTGATGGTCACCAAGGGCGCTAAAGTGTCGGCGCAGATACTTGCCGATGGATGTCTTGACTTGGCGATCCGCGTCCCCGCTCTTGTCGTCACGGGTAAAAGCGATCATGGTCTGATCCCCGATGGATTGGTGCGGATGCTCAAGCACCAACTGATGCCAGTTGTCAGGCCGTGTTAATTTGATCGCGTCCGCAATGGCGGGGTGCATCGGATACTTGTAGAACTCTCGGTGATACCAAGGGCGGGAGCGCTTGAGTATCTTCTGGAGCATATGGATGCTCTCCTCCATTGCCCATCGGTCTTCGGTTGTATACATAGTTTTCATTTTGGTTTCTCTCTTTCTTTGGTTGTGGTTAATTACTCGTTGATGGCGCTGAGTCCGCCATCCAAATCAATGTCGATGTTTTCCTCGACTTCCTCAGTTAAAAAAGATATTAAATTTTCTTGCGGTACGAACTTAAGCAGTTCCTCGATGGCTGTTAAGTCTTCGTTTTTTACATCTTCAACGATCTGCGCTAGCGCAGAGTTAAGCAGTTTTTCATTCATATCATTCTCCTTTGGTTAAAAACTAGATTCGGCGTACACAACTCGCCCCTTTTTCATGTGTTCGATAATCGGTGCAGTAAGATACTGGTCAAGTAAGCGTAGGTCACGCCTATACAAACGCACAGTCACGTTGTTGAAATCATCTTGCACACCGCCTCGGCGGTAGTACAGATCAGCAAGACGCTCATGCAAAGCCCAATCGTTTCGTTCGTGTGTGACCTGCGTCCATCTCGGTTTGCTGTCATAGCGAGAACCGATGTTTGCATCGGCGGGTTTTGTGGCTAGCGCACGAGGCACGCTAAGTATGCTTATATCTAATCCCATTTTCATTTCCTTTGTGTTTCGGCTAGTATGAGGATGGTGCGCGGCGTAGCCAGTGCCATGCACCATTTCGGGAGATACGCTCTCCCTGAACTCGGGGTCAGGTTGACCCCCAGTTGTCTTGTAGCCCGTGCCAAGTGTTCGGCAAGGGTTCGTGTCGGGTTGTTTGCGATAGTTCTTTGATCGCTTTCTTTAAGATGTCGATGCGGTCTTGGCGCTCGGGTGTGGGTTCGACCACTTGCAGTCTCTCCAAGCGTGTGAGTTCGGTGTCGGCGCTCTTGATCAGTCGCTTTTGTAGTTTGTCGTGGATGTTCTGTGGGACTGAGCGCACGAACGGGTGTTTCTTTTTGGCGTGCTTGATGTGGGGGATGTCTGCAAAGTACGCATAAACTCTGTCCTTGATCTTTTGCGGAACCCAATCGACCCAATGCAAGCCGTCGTTTTCTAAGTTCTTTTCCTTGGCGAGCTTGCTCGGGAGGATTTTGTCGATGTCTTTGTAGCGTGCATAATCTTTGCGGAGTTTGGTCAGCACCATTTCATAGGCGCGCCATGCGAGGATTCGGGGGTTGTCGGGGTCTTCGGATTTGTAGTTGAGGTTGGTCTTGATGATGTGGAGTTCGTGCGCAAGAGGTACTGTGAGTCGTTCCCATTGGAGTTTGAGTTGGGTTTGGCGTTGCTGATTGGATCGGCGTTCGGCTTTTTGAGTGGCAACAATCATCTTTATGCGTTCTTTTTCCTCGTCAGGGATGCGTCTTTTGGCGAGAATGTTGTGCAATTCGTTGGGTGTTTTGCGTATGTAGTGTGCATAATCCATTTGAAATCCTTAAAGTGTCCAAGATTATTCGGCATGGTGAAAATAAAAGACAGTCGGAGAACCGCATGAATCCTAGGTTTTCGCGTGAAGTGTCCGATTAGCCGTCATTTAAAAATCATTATATCACAACTTTTTCTTTCCAAGTTCTGCGAACTGTCGGAGTTTCGGAAGAGGTATATATATATACTTTTACTTTTTAATAAAGAAATATAAATGCTAGCTAGTTGGACACAAAACCGCGAAAGCCAATAAACACGCGGGTTTCCGCGTGTCTTTTAATAACTGAGTACCGCATAATGTTGGACACGTCAAAAATGACGTAAAACTGGGGGTCAGGGTGACCCCGAGTTCATTATGCACACACCTCCCAAAAGATGTCGCGGACTTTGTGGTCTTTGGACAAGCGGGTGAGTTTGGCTTGGAGTTGGTGAGCGGGGCATTGGATGGAGCGGTGTTCGTAGTTGTCCCCGTGGGTGAAGTAGATGTAGGTGATGGTGTACATGGTTAGTCCTTGTAGATGTTAAGCCATTCGAGGGCTTCGCGTTTGGTGTTGCATTCGCGCACGATGTAGTCGTTGACTTTGACGATCCACTCGATGAGTGGCGTGGTTCTGTGGTTGAATGATTCTCGGCGGTAAAGCATGGCTTTGCCGAGGGTTTGGATGTGTTGCATGGTTATTCCTTTCCGATGAGTTTGCCAAATTGTTCTAAGACGCTTTGCTTGTTGCCCTTGAGATTGAATTCTCGCTTGATGTTTGCGTAGACCGAGCCTCGACTGAGTTTCAACCCTTTCGTTTCTAGTTTGAGGGCGTGGTAGAGGGTTAAGAGACGATACATTTCAATTTGCTCGGGTGTGTTTAAGATGATGCTCATGATATTTCCTTTGATTGAGTTTAAAGTCGGGGTCAGGTTGACCCCCAGTTTTTAGATGAACGTGAGAGTGCAGTCGAAACAGTTGGCGTGCAAGTCGCTGATGTCATCGCGAGCAAAGTGTCCTTCATCTCCGATCACATCCCAGACGCCGTGCATTGGGGCTTTGAAATGGTAGTGCTTGGGCAAGTCGGCCAAGAACGCATCGAGGGTTTCGATTTCGTGGTCTTCGAGTCCTGAGTAATCGCCGTTGATGATGGGACTGAGCCAATGGTCTGCGATGGTGTATGTGTAAACGTGCATAATGATGATCCTTTTTGAATGGTGAAAATTGGTTAGACAAAGAACGAAACAACGCAAGGACGATGCCCTGCGCTTTTAAACAGAAAACTGGGGGTCACCCAGACCCCGAGTTCAGATCGCGTCTTTGATGCGCTTTTGATCGGTTTCAGATAGCTTTTTAATCTTGGCGATCAGTAGTTCAACCTCATCCTTCTTGGCTTTCTCGGCCGATGGGGTTTTCACAGTCTCAAAGCAGTTATTGAGAATCCGTTTCATCGCGGTGTGGGGCGCGGTGTCCTTCTCGAATGTCTTACCGCGCTGTCCGTCTTTGGCCTTCACGTTGTATTTCTGCTCGACAAACTCGATCACCAACGGGATCGCTTGGGCTTTGCTGAATACCCCGAGGTCAAATAGGCGTGTAGCAAACTCGGCTTGAGCATTGTCTGCATCTTGAAATACTGCGAACACGTTTTGTTTGTTGATTGATGTCATGATAATTTCCTTTTGGTTTGGTTTTCGCCCCAAGCACCATTGCTTGAAACTGACTACATTATGCACACATGGGGTTTTTATTCGAAACCTTTGATTCTCGGGGGCACGATGACCCCGAGTTTTTCCCCGATTTTCGGGATTTTTCGACCCCACTGCACCCCCACCCACCAAATACAGACGGCGTGGCCATGGTGACCATGAACACTGTTCCATAACCATTCTCAATAACTTTGTAATACCTTTTGACTACCCCCCTACAATTCCACAATGTGAAACGTCACCCCCCACAAATTTTATAAAAATTCCAAATCCACAGAGTCAAACCTTAGACAACACACCATAAAAAAAGCCCGGCGCTCAGGCCGGGCAAATTGATCCCAACGATCAAAAGAGAGAAAGCAAATGGCAACTGCTTGCACATCTACCGGAATATAGTGTACATTAACATCAACGAGGTTACAAGAGCCTACGCATGTTAGATCATCTTTTGAATTTTGAACCCGAGGTTGAACCCCTCAACAAAAACTTTACGCCGTTGGAAAAGGCAGACATAGCTACGACCATTGACGCCAAAGTCAATACGGTTGACTGGTTGAAAAAACAGGGTGTAGTAGATTCTGCTGAACTCATCGACAAGGTTGACAGGGAGGCAGGAACAAAAGCAGCGCGCAATACGTTTGCAAATATTGTTTCAGCCGCGCCACAAGATAAAACACATCACGCACTGGCAGAAGTAAAGACACCACAAGCAGTACAGCATTTGGTCAGCATGCTCACGGCATACGACTGGGAATTTGTGGAGCAAGCCAAACAACTGCGTGGTTATGCAGTGGCCAAGATACTGGAAGAAGTTGAGAACCCCAGCGCCAATATCCGATTAAAAGCGTTGGGTATGCTTGGCAAGATCACCGAGGTGGGGTTGTTTACGGACAACATCAAAATTGAAAAAGCAGAAATGAGCGACAACGAACTGGATCAGCGTATTAAAGACAAGTTGAATAAGTTCATGGACGTTGTAGATGTGCTTACAAATAAAGATGACATAACTGACATAAGTAACAATGAATCTATCGAGCATAACGAGTCTGACCCCGCTTGAGGCCAAGCTCATCCAACAAAGTCTGCCCAACATGACGAAGGCGGAGAAGTTGGAATTGTTTGCCGATCTCGAAGAACGCGAGAAGCGCGCTAGCCTGTTGGCAGCGCAGAGTAACATACTAGGGTTTGCCCGCGCGGTATACCCCGGATTCAAGACAGGCCCCCACCACAGGAAGCTGGCCAAGATATTTGAAGACGTCATATTGGGCAATAAGAAGCGGGTCATTATTAATATTGCGCCGCGGCATGGGAAATCAGAATTCAGCAGCTACCTATTCCCCGCGTATTTCTTAGGCAAGTTTCCAGACAAGAAAATTATCATGGGAACGCACACGGCGGGCTTGTCAGAAGACTTTGGTAGGCGTGTACGTAACTTAATTGAATCAGAGGAATACCATGAAATTTTCCCTAGCACACAGATTGCGGAGGATCAGAAGGCGGCTGGCAAGTGGTCTACATCGGCGGGAGGCCAGTACTACGCCGCAGGAGTTGGCGGTGCTCTCGCTGGTAGGGGCGCTGATCTTTTTGTTATTGACGACCCTCACTCAGAACAAGATGTAAAGACAAACAGCCGACTGGCGTTTGATACGGCATGGTCTTGGTTTCAAACGGGCCCGTTGCAGCGTCTGATGCCGGGCGGTGCGATCATAGTGATTATGACGCGGTGGTCTTTACTGGACTTGACGGGCAAACTGATTGAGTACCAAACACGCAACCCTGAAGCAATGCCTTGGGAGATTGTGGAGTTGCCCCCCATACTGAACGAAGGCGCGGAAGATGAGAAGTCGCTTTGGCCAGAGCAGTGGCCACTGGATGCGCTAAAGAAAATCAAAGCGTCATTGGATCCAAGGTACTGGAACGCCCAGTACATGCAGCAGCCTACCTCAGACACAAGCGCCATCATATCCAGAAAGCAATGGAGAATTTGGCCGATGGATGACCCTCCGCCATGTGAGTATGTCATTCAGTCTTGGGATACGGCGTACGAGGTAAAGAACAATTCTGACTTCAGTGCATGCACCACATGGGGCGTTTTCTACAATGAGGAAGACGGAAACCAAGCGCAGATCATTTTGCTCGATGCTTTCAAAGATAGAATGGCGTTTCCTGAACTCAAGGCCGTAGCGCTTAAACACTGGAAAGAATGGCAACCCGATGCGTTCATTGTGGAAAAGAAAGCCGCGGGAGCTCCGCTCATCCAAGAGCTAAAAGCAATGGGGATACCAGTGCAGGAGTTTTCTCCCAGCAGGGGCAATGATAAGATGGTGCGCTTGAGTGCTGTGTCGGATTTGTTTTCAAGCGGTATGGTCTGGGCTCCCGACACAAGATGGGCACGAGAAGTGATTGAAGAGGTTGCGGCTTTCCCAGTCGGCGAGAACGATGACTACGTCGATACTACCTCACAAGCGTTATTGAGATTTAGACAAGGCGGGTTTATTTCGTTAGACTCAGATGACAAGGGCGATCCCGTGTACTGGCGTCGCAGAACAGCAGCTTACTATTAAGGAACATCATGGCAACAAGTAGTTTTGACAAAGCGCTATACCAAGCGCCCGAAGGGATACACAATTCAACCGATGACGGCGAGGGTATGGACGTGCACCTTGAGCCCGATGTGGAGATTGAGATTGACATCCACCCCAAAGAACCCACGCAAGGCGAAGAGGACTTTAATGACAACTTGGCCGAATACGTTAGCTATAGTGCATTGGAAACGTTGGCTGGGGATTTAGGTCACGACATTGAGAATGATCGCGGCTCCCGCAAGGACTGGGAAAAAGCATACACAGAAGGCTTAAAGCTGTTGGGTCTGCACATGGAGGAGCGCACAGAACCTTGGGACGGCGCTTGTGGTGTGTTCCACCCCATGATCACAGAAGCCGTTGTGCGCTTCCAAGCGGAGATGATCACCGAGACGTTCCCGGCCCAAGGGCCTGTGCTTACAAAAATCGTGGGTAAAGAAACACCTGAGAACCGCGAGATAGCAATAAACGTGCAAGATGACATGAATTACGAGTTGACGGAAGAGATGAAAGAGTTCCGTCCCGAGCATGAGCGCATGCTTTGGTCGTTGCCTGCCACGGGTTCTGCATTTAAGAAAGTGTACTTTGACCCCAACTTGGGGCGTCAAGTGTCGATGTTTGTGCCAGCAGAAGACATCATTCTTCCATACGGCGCAACAGATATGGACACCTGCCATCGCGTGACCCACGTCATGCGTAAAACAAAGAATGACATTTTGAAACTGCAAATGGCAGGTTTCTACATGGATGTGGAGCTGCCCGATCCCCAGCGCCAGCGCGATGACATCAAGATGGCCAAGGATAGGGAGACCGGGTTCAGCGACCTGAACGATGACCGCTACACGCTATATGAGTGCCACGTTGACTTGGATTTGGACGGCTTCCAAGAAGTTGATGAGGACGGAGAAGAGACGGGGATCATGTACCCGTACGTTGTCACATTAATTAAAGACACGAACACTATTCTCTCAATCAGACGCAACTGGAAGGATGGCGATGTACTCAGACTCAAACGACAACACTTTGTCCACTACCAATACATCCCCGGCTTCGGCGCTTACGGGTTTGGTCTATTCCATCTCATCGGGGGTTTCGCGAAGTCTGCCACCAGCATTATGCGTCAGCTCGTCGATGCAGGAACTCTATCCAATCTACCGGGCGGCCTCAAGTCACGGGGACTACGCATTAAAGGTGATGACACACCTATTGCTCCGGGCGAATTTAGAGACGTCGACGTTGCCTCTGGGAACATAAGAGACTCAATCCTACCGCTCCCATACAAGGAGCCAAGCAACGTACTATTCAATCTGATGAATCAGATTGTCGACGAGGGGCGTCGCTTCGCCGCAACAGCGGACATGCAGGTGTCTGACATGAACGCGCAAGCCCCAGTCGGAACGACTTTAGCTCTTCTTGAGCGCCAGCTAAAAGTACTAACGGCAGTTCAAGCCCGCGTACACTTTGCATTAAAGCAAGAGCTAAAGCTATTAAAGAACCTAATTCGGGACTACACCGAGCCAGACTATACCTACGATCCAGAGTTTGGCGGTCGCAAGTCCAAGCACTCAGACTACGACAAGGTAGACGTTATCCCTGTCTCTGATCCCAATGCGGCAACACTATCGCAACGCGTAGTACAGTACCAAGCCGTGATGCAGATGGCGCAGATGGCACCGCAAATCTATGACTTGCCCCAGTTGCACAGGTCTATGCTGGATGTGTTGGGTATCAAACACGCAAACAAATTGGTGCCCCTGCCAGACGATCAGAAACCTATAGATCCTGTATCCGAGAACCAAATGGTACTTAAAGGTAAACCTTTAAAAGCATTCCAGTACCAAGACCATCAGTCGCATATGGCAGTGCACAACGCCATGATCAATGACCCGATGATTATGATGATGATCGGTCAAAACCCACAAGTCCAAGCCATCATGGCCGCGTTGCAGGCGCATATTGCGGAGCACGTTGGATATATGTTCCGTCAACAAGTGGAGATGCAGTTGGGTATGGCGCTACCGCCAGAAGACGAGAAGTTGCCACCCGAAGCCGAGTATGCGCTGTCAAACCTCATGGCACAAGCGGCAACCCAAGTTATGCAACAAGGTCAAGCGGCCGCTGCACAACAGCAGGCAATGCAACAACAGCAAGATCCTGTTGTTCAAATGCAACAGCAAGACTTGGCTATCCGTCAAGGCGAGTTGCAACTCAAACAAGAAAAACAAAAGATGGATGCGGCGCTTGCGGCGGCAAGACTCCAACTCGACCAAGACAAGATTGGCGGGCAGTTAAACATAGATGCGATGAAAATTGGCGTGCAAGTTCAAGGCGACAAGCACAGAACGGCATCGCAAGAAAATTTGGCAGGTGTACAGACAGGGGTCGACATAGCCAAACACAGGCAAGAACTAGACTTGCAAAAACGTCAAGCAGCTCTTCAACACATTCAACAATTTAAACGGGATGAAACCCCGCCGAAAGCTAACAAATGATTCAAGACTTCGCACGCGTATTGCGCGAAAAATTACGCGCTGACATGAACAACTACGCCGATGACATGGCGGGAGGGGGCTGTCGCACTTTTGATGAGTACCAAAAACTCTGTGGTGTTATTTCAGGTCTAGCCATTGCAGAGCGTTATATCCTTGACCTGCTGAAAGAAAGTGAAGAAGACGATGAGTGATTTAATCTTACCTCCCGGCATTGAACCGTTGTCTGCTCCCCCTGTGGAAGCAACACCGGAAGAAAAAGCCACGGTACTTCCTGAACCAACGGGGTTTCACATCCTCTGCGGTGTGCCTGATATCTCTGACAAGATTGATGGAACTGAGTTGGATTTAGTGCGTCCTTCCCAATACGCGGCTCAAGAACAACACGCAACCACTGTGCTGTTCGTGCTAAAGGTTGGGCCAGAGGCGTACGCTGACAAAGCCAAGTTCCCTAGTGGCGCTTGGTGCAAACCCGGAGACTTCGTGCTCTGTCGTACCTATTCTGGTACGCGTTTTAAAATATTTGGCAAAGAGTTTCGTCTGTTAAACGACGATCAAATCGACGCTGTTGTGCAAGACCCTCGTGGGATTTCCCGCGCTTAATGGAGTAAAACATGGCTGAACAATACAAGTTCCCTGATGAAATAAATACTGCAGTTGACGTCAGGACGGAAAGTCCTGAAATTGAGATTGAAGTTATTGATGACACACCCGAAAATGACCGGGGCCGTGTGCCTTTGAGTCGTGAAGTGGAAGACCCTACGGATGAAGAAATTGAAAACTATTCCGATAAAGTCAAACACAGGATCAAAGAACTAACGCATGCTAGACATGATGAGCGTCGTTCTAAAGAAACTGTCATGCGGGAGAAACAAGAACTTGAGCGCCTTGCACAGCAGTTGATGGAGGAAAACAAAAGCCTCAAGAAAACTGTTAACGTCGGTCAGGGGGCATTTGTCCATGCCGCCAAAGAAAAGGCTGAAGCGGATCTTGCAATGGCAAGACGTCAATACAAAGAAGCGCAAGAAGCATACGACACGGATGCCATCATTGCAGCTCAGGAAAGACTAACTGATGCCAAAATGCAGTTGGATAAAGTTAAAAATTACCGAGTACCCTCTTTACAAGAAGAGAATAATGAGGTACAAACACAACCTAGACAAACTCAATCCGTTCAACCAGACGAAAAGTCACTGCGCTGGCAGGCAAAAAACCAGTGGTTTGGTTCGCAAGGGTTTGAAGAAGTTACCAGCTATGCACTAGGGCTGCATCAAAAACTAGTTACCGGGGGTCTTGACCCACGCTCTGATGAATATTTCGAGCAAATTGATGCTCGCGTACACTCGAAGTTCCCAGAAGTATTTGGTGAACCCGAGAGAAAACCTGTAGAAGCCAGACGACCCTCTAGTGTTGTTGCACCTGCTTCACGTTCAACGGCTGCAGGAAAAGTAAAACTTACGACTACCCAAATGAATTTGGCTAAGAAGTTTGGATTGACCCCTCAACAATACGCTGCGCAAGTGGCAAAACTGGAGAATTAAAATGGCAGATACAAAAGTTAACCGTGATTTACATACACGCGAAAAAACAGGACGTGTGGAATACAAACCCGCGAGTGCATTACCTGATCCAACTCCCGAACCCGGGTACGGTTTCAGATATGTAATGACACATGTACTAGGTATCGCAGACCATACAAGAATGTCTCGTATGAGACGTGATGGCTGGGAACCAGTAAAAGCAGTAGATCATCCCGAGCTTATGATTGCGGGTAATGCTGAAGGTAACGTGGAAATTGGTGGCTTGATTTTGTGTAAAAACACTATTGAGAACATCCGCGCTTACGATGAGTATTATCTAAAACAATCTCAAGATCAGATGGACTCTGTTGACAACAGTTTCATGAAAGACAATGATCCAAGAATGCGCAAGTTTGCGGAAAGAACTTCCACAGTCTCACGCGGTTCTGGATTTGGTTTAGGTTCTAAATAATCTTCAGGAGTTTTTAAATGGCTTATCCAATCGTACCCGCACCATACGGGTTGAAGCCAGTCAGTGAGTTCGGCGGTTTACCCTATTCTGGGTCAACTCGCATGTATCCCATTGCGACTGGTTATGGCACATCTTTGTTCAATGGTGACATTGTTCAATTGTCTGGTGGTACTGTCGTTGCAACTGCAATGTCAGCCACTTCTACTCCCGGTACAGCAACAGCTGGTACTTTGGGCGTGTTCCTTGGCTGCGAGTACACAAACTCGCTAAGCCAGCCTACCCGTGCTCAATACTACCCCGCTAGTACAACTTCCAACCTAATGGTTGCTTATGTTGTTGATGATCCCCGTACAGTTTTCAAAGCCGCTTTGACTGTGCAAGGTACATCTTTGGCAAACACTGGAACCACTATTGGTTATGCTAACCAGTCATTCATTGGTACTAACTTGTATGCCGTCACCGGTAATTCAGGTAACACCATTACTGGCGATTCAGCATTGGCCTTGTCTGGTGGCGTGGTCAGCTCTGGTACATCTGGTAACACCCGTGTTACTTCAGCATTGCCCTTCCGCGTTGTTGGTATTGTGCCTGATACAGCTGTTACAGTTACTGCCACAAGCGGTAATGCAACCAGCTCAAGTGCAACTTTGACAATCACAGCGGCAAATACAAACATCAGTGCTGGTATGCAAATTATTGCCCCCGGCGTGACTGGTATGGCTCAAGGTAACTACCTCACAGTGACTAACATCAGTGGTACAACTCTCACGTTGTCTGCAAGTGTTACTGTTCCTGCTGGTACAGCCTTGTCTTTTGTTGGTTATCCTGAAGTGCTCGTGGTGTGGAACCAAGGCTTCCAAGGAATGACCAATTCATCTGGCGTTTAATTAAGGAGCTAACAAATGGCTATTTCACGCGCACAACTATTGAAAGAGCTGCTCCCCGGCTTGAACGCATTGTTCGGTCTAGAGTATGCACGTTACGGCGAAGAGCACAAAGAGATCTACGAAACTGAGAAATCAGAGCGTAGCTTTGAAGAAGAGACCAAACTGTCAGGTTTCTCTGCTGCACCAGTCAAGGCCGAGGGCACAGCCATCAGCTACGATAATGCACAAGAAGCATTTACAGCTCGCTACAGCCACGAGACCATTGCTTTGGGTTTCTCAATCACTGAAGAGGCGATTGAAGATAACTTGTACGACAGCTTGTCTGCTCGTTACACCAAAGGTTTGGCCCGTGCTATGGCATACACCAAGCAGGTAAAAGCTGCCGCTGTCCTCAATAACGGCTTCAACGCCGCTGTTGTTGGCGGTGATGGTGTGTCTCTATTCAACACTGCTCACCCCTTGGTGAACGGCGGCACAAACGCCAACACTCCTTCTACTCCTGCTGACTTGAATGAAACCGCGTTGGAAAATGCTGTTATTCAAATCGCCGCATGGACTGATGAGCGTGGTCTTTTGATCGCCGCTAGACCCAAGAAGTTGATTGTGCCCCCAGCACTAATGTTCGTTGCAACCCGTTTGCTCGATACAGAATTGCGCGTTGGTACAAACAACAATGACATTAATGCTATCAAGAACAACGGTTCAATCCCCGAAGGTTACACCGTTAATCACTTCTTGACCGCAACTAATGCTTGGTTCCTAACCACTGACGTGCCAAACGGCATGAAGCACTTCGAGCGTACACCCCTCCAGAATTCAATGGATGGTGACTTCGATACAGGTAACGTGCGTTACAAAGCACGTGAGCGTTACAGCTTCGGCTATTCCGATCCGCTCGGAATCTACGGTTCATATTGATCCGTAAAAGTAAACTTAAAGTTTATTTATGGGGCCCTTCGGGGCCCTTTTTTATTCTTGATTTGTCACAATTCTTTAGTAAGATAGGATTGCAGCACCACCGACTGCATGAAATTTTTATTTACTTGGAGCAAAAAATGTTTACTTTTACGATTGAATCTACTTTTGGCGATGCTTCTATTTCTTTTAAATCCGAATCAATGGAAAAATTAGCCAATATTATGGCTAAATTTAATGACGCTATTTTGGATGGCGAAGAAGACGATACTACGGAAATTGGTGGTGTCGATTTTGACGAGTTGGAATTTGACGAAGAAGGCTTCGCTTGGTGGTATGACGAGAGTTCTGATGAGTGGTATTGGTATAACGAAGAAGATGGCTATTGGGAAGAAGCTGAGTATGAAGACGAAGAGTCTGAAGACGACGCAGAGTGATCTAGGGGGCTACGGCCCCCTTCTTTTTGCGCTGTTTGGCTTGCTTTTCGTTTTGTAAATCGTAGTGCAATATGCGGTGGCAGTTTGAGCAAAGAACAATACACCTAGTAACTTCTTCATGCGCTTTTTTATATGACCCCATACGCGCCCATTCATGCACGCCTTTAACTTTAGTCTTTGGGTCTACGTGATGAAAGTCTATAGCGGCGGGATGTTTGAACCCGCACAAGCTGCAAGATAGGGTAGCTTTATAGTCTTTCCAAGCTTTTTTCTTGTCTTGGTTTGATTTTTTTAATTTTGTACTACCGGTAGTTTTACTTTTTTCATAGTTATTTTTAGAATAAATTTTGTGCATTGCTTTGCGTTTTTCTGGGTCTTTATACGGCATGGATAATTTTCTTTCTCCAATACAGCGTCCCTCTTGCACCCCAAGGATCGGTTGGCTCAAACATTTTAAATCCGCAAGCAATTAAATTATTGGCAGAAGCTGGGTTATGGTAAGTATCCGTAACCACCCAATTCATTCCCAGCGTCCGTGCTTTTTGGAGCCGTACTTGAATAAGTTTTTTTTGTAGTCCATGCCCCCGATGAGCGTTAAGAACTCCAGCACGACACATGTACATACAGTCAGTCCAACGAGTAGAAGAAACAAGACCGCAAAAACCAGCGAGATTACCGGACTCAGTATAAAGAATCCACCAATGACCAGAGCTCGTAGCATATAGGGTATCTCCCGGTAGGCACGTTTTTTGAAGATAGCGCAAGTTTTCCTGAATTTCAGGCAACTTGGTATCAACTTGACGGGCATTGTAATTCATGGCGCAAATGTAACTTTTTAATATGACACTTAAATTATTGTTGACATACCCCTTAATTAGTGTATATTACTCCTATCTAGGATTTTTCTCTTGTCGGCAGCCCGCCTAGGGGTCACGATGCAACGATTGACAAGAGGCTTTTGCATAAGGAATTATCATGGCACGTAGTACATTTGACGGCCCGATCATATCGGGTGACCAGCGTTTTGGCCCCCTACGCGATATTGGGTATACAGTTTTAGAGCAAGACTGCTATATTGATTTATCAAATTCAACCGTTGGCACTACTGGTTATAGTGGTGGTTCTGGGCAGTTTGTTTCTTCCAACACAATCCCCAATTTGCAAGGTGTTGTTTATACACCTAGCTCTACATTCACCACAACAGG